CACTAAATGTTATCAGACCTGAGTAAGTCTCTAAACTATTCTGTACATTTATTATTAGTGATTATGTCACCTAACTTTGCATTTTTTCTACTTGAGCAAACTAACACTGGAGCAGACATATTATCAGTGCTAGATGATATTGTAGAGGTGAAAGATACAGTACTATAAGTAACAACAACTGTGAGGGTGCTATGTGTTAATTAGCACCCTTATTTTATTGGTGTTGGTGTTAGTGAATCAGCAGTTATTTGTGTTGGTTTGTGTTTGTTTGTGGGGGGCGTGGCGAAAAAAACAAAGAGACCCTAACCTACAGAGGTGACAAATTGAGATAGAGATATAGAGATATAAAAAAAAATTTTGCCTAAAAAAATTTGCCCATGAAGTTTTTCATTCTATTACCTTTCAGGATACTTAACTTTTGTATGTGGACTGCCCTTGGAGTAATTGCAGTGAGCATATATAAAGTGTTTAATTCCTGATATTATGGAGACAACCAGTTATCACATATATGCAAGAGACAGAGTATTATATTGCAATTTAAGTGAGGAAGATTTTGAGGAGAAATGGCAACTACTGAATGTCATGGTAGGGTTGCTCAAGACAGATTATACTGAGAGAGATTTATCATATATCAAGTTAGGTCCCAAGGCAGGTGTTGGAGGACCAGGTAGGGTTATCTACAAACATAAGTGGGAAGAAGATTCTTATTGACATAATACATATTATACCCTATAATTGAATTGAAGGTATTACACAGTTATGGCAAAAGGATTTACTGTTAAAGCAGCAGCACCAAAACCCAAGGCAGAGGATTGGGATTATGATGCTATCAAGGAAAGAATGAAAGGTAAGACCATAGTGTTTTGCTTACCAGGTAGAGGATGCTCATATATCTTTTTAAAGAACTTTGTACAACTATGTTTTGACATGGTACAGAATGGTATGTCTATACAGATTAGTCAAGACTACTCTTCTATGGTAAACTTTGCAAGATGTAAGGTTCTTGGTGCAAATGTTCTCAGAGGACCAAAGCAAATTCCTTGGGATGGCAAACTTAACTATGACTATCAGTTATGGATTGACTCTGATATTGTCTTTACTACAGAAAAGTTCTGGCAACTCTGTGATGTAGCAGTTCCAGCAGAAGGTGATGAAAGACCTATTTCAGCAGGTTGGTATGCTACTGAAGATGGCACAACCACCTCAGTTGCTCACTGGTTGGAAGAAGATGATTTCAGAAAGAATGGTGGCGTAATGAATCATGAGACTGTGGAGTCTATGAGTAAGCGTAGAAAGCCTTTCACAGTAGACTATACAGGTTTTGGTTGGGTACTCATTAAGAATGGTGTCTTTGAGAATCTGCCTTATCCTTGGTTTGCACCTAAGATGCAAGTCTTTGAGTCAGGGGCAGTGCAAGATATGTGTGGTGAGGATGTCTCATTCTGCTTGGATGCCATTGAGCAAGGTGAGGAGATATGGTGTGATCCAAGAATCAGAGTGGGTCATGAGAAAACAAGAGTTATCTAGGAGACCTCTAATGACACTATCAAAACAAGTGCAAGACTCATTGGATGAGGCAGTTGCATCACTTAGGAATGCTCTTGCTTTTGCAGCAAGAAGTGAGGAACCTTATATTAGTAAACACATTGCTGATGTAATGTTTCAAATAGAAAATCTCAAGAATGTATCTAATGTTCTTGCAATGTCTGAGCAAATTATGAAAAAATTGGAGGAAGAAGAGTAATGCCAATCAGAAAATCTCTCTCTGGAAATGAGTTTGTAGAGACCATACCCAAGAAAACTAGTCAAGGATATGGTAAGCACACCAAGTATGCTGCTACTAGTTCCAATAAAGCAAAAAAGAAGTATAGGGGGCAAGGAAAGTAAATGAGTTCACTAATCTGCAATCTTCCTGCCATTGAGGTATGGGTAAGAAAGGAGTATTTAACTGACTTTAAACATGGTTTTGGTGAATTTACAAGAGGCGTCTGGGTATCTGCAAAGAGTATGCCTGGACGTGCTTTTTATTTTGAGACATATTTACCAGAATATGCTGCAATGTTTGATAAGTTACCTATCAGTGCATTCTTAACTGATCCTGAGATACCAGATCCTGATATGAATCTGTATAATCTACAGTTTTGGAACTGTATGGATTATGGAGTCACAGCAGTTCAAAAGCAATTTATAGGTTCTATGTCATATGAGTTGTATACAAGGGATCATGGAGTCATGAAGGGCACTTATGTTGCCACTCTGGATAACTATCATGACCATCCTGACTTTGTAGATTACTCTACAAGTGAGACACCTGCAGAACATAAGTCACATAACCTTATTGAATTGGAAAATGGACAGTATGCTCTGTACCCAAACAACAGAATGAGAATATATGACAATAGTATTACACCCAAAGAACCTAAACAACCTGACTTTAAGGTGTCTACACAGTATTATCAGGTAGAAAATGGTAGGGAGTATGATGGAATGGGTGATCAGGATGATTACTTCTGGAAAATAGCAAAAGAACGTGAATAAATAACTTATATTTAACGTTATTTCATGCCTGTAGAGAGGATTAGTAGGGGATTTAAGGACATTAGCATGTCTTTTGATGTTAATCCTATCAGCTCAGACCTAATTGCAACCAAAAATGAGGTTGCAATTGCTCGTTCTGTGCGTAATTTAGTACTGACAAGACCTGGTGAAAGATTTTTTAATCCAGATCTGGGTTCTAGAGTGTATGAATCACTATTTGACAATGTAGATGAGATATCTGCCTCCATTGTTGAGGATGATATTAAGGATACCCTTGATAATTATGAACCTAGAGTGAAATTGATTAGCGTAAAGGCAACTCCTGACCCTGAAGGGAATGCTTTTGATGTTGTACTTACATATAATATCATAGGAATTGATGCTCTTCCTCAACAATTAGCATTTGCACTACAGCCAACAAGATAAATGGCACTAGTTAATTTCACAAATCTAGATTTTGATCAAATAAAGACTTCTCTGAAGGATTATTTGAGAGCAAATTCCAATTTTACTGACTATGACTTTGAAGGATCAAACCTTGCAAGCATAATTGATGTATTAGCATACAATACATACATCTCCTCATACAATGCTAACATGATTAGCAATGAGGTTTTCATAGATAGTGCTACTTTGAGAGAAAATGTAGTTGCACTAGCAAGAAATATAGGTTATACACCCAGATCAAGGACTTCTGCAAAGGCAGTAGTTTCATTTTTTGTAGATACAACTGGATTTACTACTAAACCTATCACTCTAACCCTTAAGAAAGGTATTGTAGCAACTTCTGCAGCAACATTTGGGTCAGAAAGTTACTCATTTTCCATTCCAAGTGACATTACAGTCCCTGTAGTTGATGGAATTGCCACTTTTGGTGATGTTGAGATCTTTGAGGGGTCATTTTTAACAGCAAACTTCACTGTTACCTCAGAAAACCCTGCACCACCAGTAAGATATATCCTAGATAACCCATATATTGACACTTCTACTCTAGAAGTAGCTGTAAGAGACACTGAAGCAAGCACTACTTCTAAAAAATATGTATTTTCTGATACCCTAATAGAAGTTACAGACACTTCTTGTGTATATTTTGTTCAAGAAGTGGAAGATCAAAGATATGAACTCATTTTTGGTGATGGTGTCTTTGGTAAAAAGTTAGAATCACTGAATTATATTGATGTTTCCTATATTACCACTAATGGAAGTGATGGAAATGGTATTTCTTCCTTTTCTTTCAATGGAAGAGTGGTTGATAACAACAATAATCTTGTGAGCACAGGAATTTCAGTCATCACCACTGTAAATGCCTCTTTAGGAGGCAAAGAAATTGAATCTGTGGAGTCTGTAAAGCGTTTTGCACCTAAAATATACTCTACATTCAATAGAGCAGTCACTGCAAGTGATTATGAAGCACTAATTCCCAAAATTTACCCTGAAGCAGAGTCAGTTTCAGTTTTTGGAGGTGAAGAACTAAGTCCACCACAGTTTGGAAAGGTTTTTATTACCATAAAACCATTTTATGGACCTTTTGTTCCAGATGCCATTAAAAATAACCTAAAAACTCTAATAAAAAAATATTCTGTTGCTGGAATTGTTTGTGAAATACAAGATTTGAAATTTTTGTATGTTGAGGTTGATGTTAATGCATATTATAACCCAAATTTAGCTCCTGATGCAAATGCAGTCAGAACTGTGGTTACAAATAATATTAATCAATATGCAGACTCAACAGAACTGAATAAATATGGTGCAAAATTCAAATATAGTAGATTTCAAGGAATTGTAGATAATAGTCATGATTCAATCACTTCTAATATTACCAAGATTGAAATTAGAAGAGATATGAAACCTGCATTGAACCAATCTGCAGAATATGAGTTATGTTTTGGCAATCAATTCTATATAAAGAGAATGAGTGGTTATAATATCAAATCATCAGGGTTTACTATCTTTGGTTTATCCAATACTGTCTACTTAAGTGACTTACCTGCAAAAGGTGGTAAAACTGGTTCTTTATTCTTCTTTAGATTACAAGGAACTAACAATCCAATCATAGTAAGCAATAATGTTGGAACTATTGATTATGAGAAAGGTGAACTGTTATTGAAACCTGTAAATATTACAGGAACAAGTAAAACAATTCAAGACATACCAATTATTGAAGTATCAGCATGTCCTCAGTCAAATGATGTGATTGGACTGCAAGATCTTTACTTGCAATTAGATGTAAGTAAGAGTTCTGTAGATATGTTAGTTGATACCATAGAATCTGGTGATAATACATCAGGAAATCTTTATACTGCTACATCTAGTTACAAAACTGCTAATATAGCAAGATTGACTGACAGTGAAATAGCGAATGCAACTATTGGAACTGATACAGAGACAACTAATGTAAATACAAGTTCTACTACCTCAGATACATATAGAGTAGGGTCTACCACATTTACACCCACAGCTCCTTCATCATCGTCATCTTCTTCATCTTCATATTAATATTTTAATATAAAATGTCAGACAATACAAGAGTCAAAATTAGTTCAGTTGTTAAAAATCAACTGCCAGATTTTATAAGAGCAGATTTTCCACTTGCTGGTGATTTTTTATCACAATATTATACTGCAATAGAGAATCAAGGTTCACCTCTTGATATAATTCAAAATATTGACAATTATGTAAAGTTAGATGAGTTAACAGATCTAATAGATTCTACAACCCTTTCTAGTGATATAGAACTTTTTGATGATATCATACCTGTTGAGTCTACTGTGGGGTTCCCAGAGTCATATGGGTTGATTCAGATTGATTCTGAGATTATTACTTATACTGGAATAACTGCTACTTCATTTACTGGATGTTCTAGAGGATTCAGTGGAATTACATCATATAGAAGTCCTAATAAATCTGATGAGCTTGTATTTTCTGAATCTAACATTGATGAACACTCAAAGGATGCTGTAGTCAATAATTTAAGCATTAGATTTTTACAAGAGTTTTTTAAGAAGGTAAAAAAACAAGTTATACCTGGATTTGAGGAAAGACCATTATCTACAAGTATTGATCAAAGATTATTCATTAAACAATCAAAAGATTTCTATTCTTCTAAAGGAACTGATCAATCTTTTGAGATATTGTTTCGTGCATTGTATGGAAAGGATGTAGAAGTATTAAAACCACGTGATTTTCTATTTACACCCTCTGCAGCTAACTATAAGGTATCTAAACAAATTGTAGTTGAACCAGTATTAGGTAATCCATCAGATCTTGTTAATAGAAACATATTTCAAGACCCTGTAGATGGGTTTGCTTCAGTTACAGCTGCTGTAAGTGATGTAGAGGCTATTGTAAGAGGGACTAAGACATATTATAGACTTTCTTTGGATTTTGATAAAAATTCTCAAGTAGTATCTGCAGAATTCCCTATTCATCCAAATACAAAGTTGATTGAGGGTGTTTCTATTGGTTCAACTGTTTTAACTGTTGATTCTACTGTTGGATTTGGAACTACTGGTTCTTTAATTGCTAATTTTGATGATGGCACTTCAACCACCATTAAATATGATTCAAAATCATTAACTCAGTTTTTTGGATGCTCTGGAGTTGAAAGAACCATAGATTCAACTCAAGATCTTAAAATGGATGCCTATGCATATGGATATGCTGGCATAGGAACTGCTGATGAGATTAGATTTAGAGTAACAGGTGTTTTAAAGGATTTAGATTTAAATTTAACTACTGCTACCTATAATGAGATTGGAGATGTCATAGAACCTAGAGGATTAGGATCTAAGTCTGATGATATTGTTTCTAAATCTTTATTCTCAAATATTTCTACCACATATGATGTAGACTCCATAGAGTTAGTAGATAAATCAAACTTTACATATCAATTAAATCTTTTTGATGCTCATGACTTTGTTGTGGGTGATAGTGCTCTTATTAACACAACACCATGCTCAATTATTTCCCTTATCAGTTCTAAACAAGTATTGATAAAAGGTGCTGGAGAATTGAATGAAATAATATCATATAAAATTCAAAGATTACTTTCTAAAGCAAATTTAAGTAATTATCCTGAATCTAGCATTTATACTACAAATGTTCAGAATTCTTACATAGATGGTGATAATTGTGTCTATATTGCATCACCATCTATTCCAGATTACTTAAATGAGGATTTGGATATTAGAGATACCACTCTTACTTTTTCTGGTAATTTTATAAACAATACTGATATCATAATCCCTAATCATGGATTGATGACTGGAGAAAAAGTAAAGTATATACCAGGTACTGGAGAAAATAAATTAGATATTTTAGAAGAAGAATATTTTATCAAAAAAGTAGATATTAACACAATTAAAATTGCTAGAAGTCTTTCTAATGTTTCAAATGAGAACTTTATAGGACTCACTGGTAATGTTGCAAATAATAGATTTGAATTAGCACGTTTTTCTAATAAAACAATATTAGCTCAAAATTTATTGAGAAAAATTGATACACCAGTTGTTTCTCCTATATCTGAGTCAACTCCAATAGGTAAGACTGGTATATTGGTGAATGGTGTTGAGATACTTAATTATAAGTCAAATGATATTGTTTACTTTGGTAAGGTAAATGATATATCTGTTACTGCTGAAGGATCTGGTTATGATGTGGTAAATCCACCTATAGTTTCTATTACAGACCCAGTTGGTTCTGGAGCATCAGCTTATTGCGAAGTTCAAGGTTCTTTGGAGAGAATTGATGTAGTTGATGGTGGATTTGATTATATTTCCACACCTACCTTAAAAGTAAGTGGAGGTAATGGAATTGGATGTGTTGCAACACCTAATTTAGTTTTAAAAAGTCATTCTGTAGAATTTGATTCAACTGAGGATGGTGGACTAGTAGACATTAGTTCTAACATAATTGGATTCTCAACTTTCCATAAATTTGCAGATGGAGAGTTAATTACATACAACACAGAAGGTCAAACTGCAATAGCTGGACTTACTACTGGTGCTGCATATCATTGTTGTGTCAAAAGTGCAACAACAGTAACTTTGCATAAAAATTATGATGATTCTGTTGATGGATTATCTCCTATAGACTTAACAGCTTTTGGAACAGGTCTTCATAATTTAGAGTCTGTCAATCAGAAAAGAGTCATTAGTTCTGTAACTATCGCTAATTCAGGCATAGGATATAGAAATAGATTGACATCTACAACTTCATCTGGAATCAATACTGCAAATAACACTATAAACATTCCAAATCATGGATATAGGACTGGTGAGAAGATAAGATATAATACTAAGTCCACAACACCAATTTTAGGTTTAACAACACAAACTGATTACTATGCTTCAATTGTTGATGGTAATTCATTTAGATTATCTGCTGTAGGTGTAGGATCTACTGCAGTAAATCATTATTTAAGAAATAAAGAATATTTAAATTTACTTTCTGGTGGAACTGGAATTCATGAATTTAACTACCCACCAATAACAGTAACAGTGGATGGTAACATAGGAGTATCTACATTTAGTGGACAAAACTTTCAAGCAGATTTAAGACCAATTGTAAAGGGATCTGTAAAATCTGTATTTGTCCCTTCTGGTGGAATTGAGTATGGTTCAGCAGATGTTATCAACTATAACAGACAACCTGATATTGCTCTTAAGAGTGGTAAAGATGCTCAACTACTTCCAATTGTAAGTAGTGAAACTGGAAGAGTATCTGAAGTATTAGTATTAAATGGTGGATCTGAATATAATTCACCTCCAGAATTAAAAGTATCAGGAGATGGTTCTGGCACTGTATTGATTCCAATAATGAAATCAGGATCTATAGATTCTGTAAAAGTAGTTCATAGTGGAATAGGACACACTTCATCTAATATTAATGTATCAGTAACACCAAATGGACAGAGTGCTAAATTTTATTCAAATATAAAATCTTGGACTATAAACAATGTTCAAAGATTAATTCAAAATAATCAAATTACATCTGATGATGGTGTAGTTAGCACTGGTTTTAATGATAGGTATGGTTTAGAGTATTCTCATGCTTATGCTCCTAGAAAGTTAAGACAATCTGTTTTCACTAAGAAGTCTGTAGGCGACAAGGAGTTGTTTATTCCTGATTTATCTTTAAATAAGAATGCTCAAGAAGATACTTCTGGCAGTCATTCTCCAATTATTGGATGGTCATATGATGGATCTCCCATCTATGGTCCATATGGATTTAAGAATAATTCTGGTGGACCTGTTACTATACTTGAATCTGGATATTCAATTTCAATATCATCAGAAAGACCAAATCCACTTACTGTTGAGGGAGAGCAAGTATATTCTAATGGATTTTTTGTAGAGGATTATATATTTGAGGAAGGTAAAGATTTAGATCAACATAATGGTAGATTCTGCAAAACACCAGAATATCCAAATGGAGTGTATGCATATTTTGCCACAGTTAACCCTGATGCTTTGGATTCAGAGGGAGTATTTAAGAATTTCAGAAAACCAGAATTTCCTTATTTTATAGGTAATTCTTATAAATCAAAATCAATAGAATATAATTTTAGTTTCCTTTCAAATCAAGATGATACTGATTTAAATCAAACTGATTATATTAGAAATACTAGAGTATATAACTTCCTTTTAAATAAAACTAGTTATGATTTCTTAGTAAATCCAAACTCTATTAGAAATCAAAAAACCTTTATAACTGAAACATCTACTGGAGTAGTTGAGTCTGTTGGTATAAAAACAGGAGGATCAAATTATAGAGTAAATGATGTCATAGTATTTGATGATTCTGGTACTAGTGGATATGGAGCAGAAGCAAAGGTATTATCTGTTGGTGGGAAAACTATCAGCAACATTAGTATTGCTAATACTGAGTTTTCAAATGTAGAATTTATTTTGGGTAAATCTCCAAATGAATTCATAGGATATACCACTGTTCCTCATAATTTCAATCTCAAGGAATTTATAACTATCAGTGGATTGAGCACAGAAACATTTGTTAATGATTCTGTATTTCCCATAGGGATAACCACAAGTAGATTTAAGTTAAATGTAGGAATAAGTTCTGCAGGTGCTACTGGTCTTACAACATATTTTAATATAGATGGTAATTTTGATGAATTGAATATTCTACCTAATGATGTTTTAGGAATAGGAACTGAGTGCGTAAAGGTATTGAATGTAGAAAAAGATCTAAGAAGAATAAGAGTTCTTAGAAATCATCAATCTACTATAGGATCTGCTCATACTGCTACTTCTTTGATAGAAGATAAACCTAGAAAATTTGCATTTAGATCTACAAGTGTTGGTAATAATGATTTTAAATTAAATAGACAATTTTATTTCAATCCTAAAGAATCCATAGCGCTAGGCAATGTATCTGGGGTTGGTATTGGATCTACTTTATTTTTCTCCAATCCTGGCACAGGTATATCTGAAATATTTATTCCTACCAAAGCTGTTTATCTACCAAATCATAAACTTGCTATAGGAGATTCCTTAACATACAATACTAATGGGGGAACTGCTTTAGGAGTATCTACTGATGGCACCATGGAGTTTACTCTTGCAGAGGGTCAATCTTTATTTGCTGCTCCTATATCACGTGATCTCATAGGAATATCAACTGCTAGAGTTGGTCTAGGAGCTACTGGTTCATTTACTGGAATTAATAGCACTACTAATATTAGCACGTTATTCTTTATTGGAATTGGAACTGGATTGAATCATAGTTTTAAAACTAACTATAGTAATGTGTTAGGTGGAAATATAAAAAGATCTTTAGCTACAGTATCCACATCATCTACTCATGGATTATTAGCAAATGATGCCATAGATTTAAAAGTTCTACCAGGAATAACCACCACAGTAAGTGTGGCATATAATGACTTTAATAGAAGATTGGTAATTAATCCTAGAACATTTGCTTCAGGAAATGTTAATACCACAAACAACACCATTACCATACCAAAACATGATTATGTTAGTGGACAAAAGGTTATTTACACTGCAACCACACCATCTGGTGGATTAGCAAATAATCAAATATATTATGTGTTTATAGTAGATGAAAATACCATAAAATTATCAAATCAATATCATGAGTCTGTAGAGAAACATCCTAAAGTAATTAATATAACAAGTGCTCAATCTGGAACTATATCTGCAGTAAACCCTGAAATAATCATAGAGAGAAATCAACAAGTTGATTTTGATTTATCAGATTCTTCTTTATCTTTCTTAAGTAATGAAGTGCAATACGCTGCTTTTGATTTTGTCCTTTACACTGATAAGGATTTAACAAATGTTTTTCATACATCACAAGAGACTGATGATTTCAATGTAAGTAAAGTTGGAACTATTGGAGTTGATGCCACTGCAAAACTCACTATTAAAAATATAAAAGAAATTACTCAAAATCTATATTATAATTTAGTTCCTGTCAATTTAGAACTGAATAGTAATGTTAAGAGAGAAATTATTAGAGATAATTTAAATATTACTTGTCCTAGTAAGTTGGTTTTGAGAGATAATGAATTGAATGGAACTCATGCAGTTGTGAGTGCTGCCTCTACCACTTTTAATATAGCAGTTAAAAGAGCACCTAAAAAATTAGAATTTTCAAATACTGATGGTGAGTTGTCATATGATTCTTTTAGTTATCATTCTTATGGACCTATAAGTGATATTAAATTAATAAATTCAGGTAGAGAGTATAGATCTTTACCAGGAATTAGCACAATAGTATCAGATCTAGGTGATGATGCAATTTTAGAACCAGATAGTTTTTCTATAGGAAGAATATCAAACATAGACGTTCAAGATATTGGATTTGATTATTCTGCAGACAGAACTCTTAAACCAGAAGCTCAAATTCCTCAATTAATTAAAATTAATAGTTTCTTCTCTCTTGAGAATATTGGCATTACTTCCACTGGAAATGATTATTTAAATGCACCTGGTTTAGTGGTGTTGGATGGAGTTACTAAAAAAACTATTAGTGATATAGATTTAACTTACAAGTTGGGTGATGAGAATGTTACTATTTTAAAAAATAGTAGAAATTTAAACCAAGTTGAACCTACCATTCTTCCCACTGGAAACTCTAATGGAATTAAAATTGCTTCTGCAGATTTTAATGAATCTGATCAAAAAGTAACAATATCAATTGGTGTCAGTTACAGTTCCTTAGATGATTATCCATTTGAGGTTGGTAAGAAAGTGATGATTGAGGGTATCAGTGTGGGAGTAGGAAGCACTGGTAAAGGATATAATTCTGCAAACTATGAATATAAGTTGTTTGAAATATTAGCTACTGATCCTAACATTGGTGGAACTTTAGGAAGTATAACCTATAGTTTATCTGGTGTTATTCCTGATGGTGATATAGCTGGAACTTTTAATGAGTCTTCTATTGGTAGGATTATTAGAGAAGAAGATTTCCCCACATTTAGCACCACTTTAAAAGGTAATGAATTTGATATTGGAGAAACTTTAGAATCTGATACAGCAGTTGGTATCTTACAATCAAGAAATGATTTCAATGGATTCTTGAAAGTTTCATCATCTGGAGACTTTAAAGTAGGAGATATTGTTGTTGGACAATCTTCAGGAACTAAAGCTACAGTAATTGAACATATTTCATACAAATCTCTTTATAATATAGAATCATTTTCAATAAAGAATGAGGGTTGGAAAGATAATTTTGGATTCTTAAATAATAATGAACAAAGATTATTTGATAGTGATTACTATCAATACTTCTCATATTCATTAAAATCAGAATGTGAATTTGAAAAGTGGAAAGAGGTGGTATCTTCTTTAAATCACACTGCAGGATTTAAAAAGTTTAGTGATTTAATACTAAGAAGTGAAACTTCTGTAGGATTATCAACTGCTCAAGATGGAAGTAGTTTTGATGTTCAAACTGATCTAGTAGAACCAATTAGCATTAACACTGTATTTGATTTTGATTTAGCAAGAGAAAAAACTGAAAATATTGATAATTCTGTATTATCAGATGAAATAGTTTTTAGTTCTAGAGATCTTAAAGATTATACAGAATCTGTTGGTAACAGAGTATTATCAATTGACGATATCAGTCAAGACTTTAATGATAATGCAAGAACAGATCCTTTTGTTGCTGTTGATACATTTACATTATCTGGATCAAGAGATAGGAAATCAATTATCTATGTAAGAGATAAAAGATTTACTGGTGAAAGACAAGCCATGATTGTAAATGCACTTCATGATGATTCTGGTAATTTATTCTTGAATCAATATGGATCAGTGTTTACTCAGAAGGACTTAGGTTCATTTGATATGACACAATCTGGTAGTAATGGTCAACTTCAATTCTTCCCTAAAAAATTCTCATTTAATAATTATGATGTATCTGTGCTTGCTTATAATGTAGGAGATTCCACTGCTGGAATAGGATCTACTGATTTTGGTAGTATTGTAAAAATTGCCAGTGAGAGTCACTTAATAGAAGCAGGTATTAGCACTTCTGCCACTGTTGTAGGTATTGCATCAACTTACAGATCTTCTAAGGTATTAGTTTCCTATGCCTCTAGTGATTCATCTTACTTTGAGACAGAAGAGTTAACCATATTGCACAATGGTTCTGATGTAGAATTATTAGAGTATGGTCAATTAAATACTGATAATTTAGGTAGTCCTGCAGGAACTCCTGGATTAGGAACTTATAGTGCATACTATTCAGGTTCTCATATTTTTGTTGATCTTCATCCTACAGTAAGCACAGCTACCACTTTTATAGCTAATAGTATACAAGTTAGCATTGGTAATTCATTATCTGCAGGTGTGGGAACTGATGCATTAAACACTGGAACATTAGATAGCAGACTCACCACTATTTCATCTAGTGGTTCTCCTGGTATTACTACTGTGGCAAAATATGAAACTGAAACCTTTGCTGCTGCATATTATATTGTAAGCATAGAAGATTTAAGCAATAGTCAGTATCAAGTATCTGAGATACTAGTGGTGGATGATGGAACAAATGGAAACCTAACTGAATATGGTATTGTTCAGACTGGTGGTAATTTAGGTGATTTCTCTATTAACATTAATGGTGATTTCACACATCTAGGATTTAAACCTTTAGCAAGTGCAGATGTACAAGTTAGAGTATTACAAAATTCTCTAAGATTAGTTGATGATGCTAATGCTAATCAAGAAATAGGATTTACTAATGCTAGTGTTAATACAGGATCAGGTGCTTATACTGCAACTGAAACTGATGTTAAGAGACAATTTGAACTCAAACACAAACAATTACCAATATTTAAAAGAGACTTTGTAGGAGGAGCATCTACTGTTGTTAGCACTATTACAGATAGTGTGATAATTCCAAATCATTTCTTTGTTACTGGTGAAGAATTAGAATATAGATTTACTGGAGCTGGAACTACATCTGCTATTGAGATTACATCTCAATCTATTCCAGGTGTTGGAGTTACAGATAAATTACCTTCTACAGTCTTTGCTATCAAAAAAGATGATAAAACATTACAACTAGCAACAAGTGCTGAGAATGCTCTTAAAACCAATCCTACCTTCATAGACATCACTGCTGTTGGTGTAGGTACTTCTCATTCATTTACATCTAAAAAACAAAATTCAAGATGTATCATCAGTATTGATAATGTAATTCAGCAACCCATTGTATCTACTTCTGTCACTACTCATCTTGTTGCTGATGTATCAACAACCTCAGACACAATAACAATTTCAGGTATCACATCTATAACTGGTGGAGATATGTTAAAGATTGGTAATGAAATTGTTAAAGTTGATTCTATTGGACTTGGTGCAACTAATAGGTTATTGGTTACTAGACCTTGGATGGGAACAGGAGTTTCTAATTATAGTTCTGGTGATTTGGTTACAAAAATTGATGGTAATTATAACATAGTAGATAATGAAGTTCACTTCTTCAGTGCTCCAGTTGGATTAACTCCTTTATCTTCTACAACTAATGAACCTGATTCTAGAGATTTTGTAGGTGTTGCAACACACTCTACATTCAATGGTAGATCTTTCATGAGATCTGGTATTACTGGTAGTTCTGTAGAACCATATAGTTTAAATTATATCTTTGATGATATTTCTCATGGATTCTCTGGACTTTCCACTGAATTTACTTTACAGGTTGGAGGAAGTAATGTAACAGGATTTTCTACAAGCAATGCAATTGTTTTGGTTAATCAAATAGCACAAGGACCACAAAGATTCACTGGTATTGAATCTAAGAGAGTGAGTGTCAGTGGTGATTATACACTAAGGGAAAGTGTTGGTATTACAAGTATACAATTTACAGGAACCATTGCCTCTGTATCATATGATCCAAACACTGCTAATGTTCCTTTAGGTGGTGTGGTTGTCTCTGTTGGATCTACAGAAGGATTTGGATATCAACCATTAGTAGCTGCAGGTGGTACTGCTGTTGTATCTGGTTTAGGTACTATCACTTCTGTTAGTATTGGTAATAGTGGTTCTGGATATAGATCTGGTATTCAAACTGTAGTTAATGTTGGTGTTCAAACACTAAGCACTGGAACACCAGCTATTGAGTTCATTGGTACTGCTGCAATTAGTAATGGTAATATAGTAAGTGTTGCAATTACTAATCCTGGCACTGGATATACAACAACTAATCCTCCATTGGTGGTTATTGATGAACCATTATCATACACCAATATGCCTTTATTCTATGCTTCTTCATCTAGTGGAATTGGATCTGAGGCAAGAGCTAATATAGTTGTAGGACAAGGATCTAGTGTTATTGATTTTGAAATTATTAATGAAGGATTTGGTTATGGTGAAGATCAAGTTCTAACAATTGGTGTTGGTGGAACAGTAGGTATACCAACTGACAGTAACTTCAGTCCATCCAGACAATTTGAAGTTACTGTAAGAGAAGTTGGAAGTGATAGTTTTGCTGCTTGGACTATTGGAGATCTGGAGGTATTAGATCCTTTAGATAATTTATTTGATGGTCAAGACACATCCTTCCCATTAAAATTGAATGGCACTCAACAGACAATTCAATCACAACCAGGATCTAATGTTGATGTTGAATTTACTATTCTAGTATTCATAAATGATATTCTGCAAGTTCCTGGTAATGGATATGAATTTAAAGGTGGTAGTTTTATCACCTTTAAGGAAGCACCTAAGAAAGGTGATACTTCTAAAATTTTATTCTATAAAGGAACTGCATCAGTTGATACTGCCACTGTTGATATTTTAGAAACAATTCAGACAGGTGATGAAGTAAGATTGCATAATCAAGATTTAGCATTAGAACAAGATCTTAGAACAGTAACAAGCATCAATGCTGCTGATAACGTTAATACTAATCCATATCCTGGTCCTGGTATCACTACTAATGAAACTTTTGATAGACCAATTAATTGGCATAAACAAATTGTAGATAAGGTTATTGATGGTCAATCAATTACTAAAGATAGATCTCATTATGAACCACTGATTTATCCAACTACCACTTTGATACAACCAGTGGGTATAGCTTCTACAGAAGCATATGTTGAAAATATTAGAATATTCTTTGATAGCACTAAGGAGAATTATGGATCACAAGATTCTATAAACATAGTTTCTCAAGAAGATGCATCAGGTGCTGCTGGCACAGCTTTAGTTTCTGCTGCTGGATCTATTACATCTATTGTTATATCTGATGTAGGAATTGGTTATACCTTTACTCCTACAGTGTCCATTGAACAACCTGTTGGAATGGGAACTACTCAAGTAGCAAAAGCAGTTGCTATTATGGATGGTGATAGTGTAGGATCTATTACCATTAGTAACATTGGTAGTGGATACACTGTTTCTAGTCCTCCTGCAGTTCTTATTGAAGAACCAAAGATGGCTAACAGAGTTGAAAAAGTAACTTCAATAACCTACTCTGGTGATTATGGCACAATAGTTGGTTTTGGAACAACAACATCTGGAGGTCAAAACAAATTTATGTTTGACTTGTATATTCCTGAAGATTCTTTCTTAAGGGATAGTGCTTATGTTGGCACTGCAGTGACTTTGAGTTCTTTAAGTGTGGGTGATTTCTTCCTAGTAGATGAAAGTAATGTTGGATCAGCATCCACTACATTAAGATCATTTAATGTTGGAGGAGCTACCACTATTGGAGTGGGAACTCAATTTATAGATAATGTTTATCAAGTATCAGATGTTAATACTGTCAGTGTTGCTAATACTGCAATTGGCATATCCACTGTGGGAACAGCAACAACATTTGTAACTAGAGTGTTTGTAAATATTGATTTATTTACTACAGACTCATTTGACTCTTCTATATTAAAGTTTGACTCAACCAATACTAAATTTGATTCTAATGGAATAGGTGTTACCTTTACTGGTAATGTACATAATGCTCCATTCTTTGGCACTTATAGTTGGGGATACCTAGAGTTAGGTTCAAGAACTCAAGCTAGAGACTTTAAATTCTATGGTCAAGATGGTCTTACAGGTATCTCCACTTCAGGATTTATCCAAAGATTCAACCCTTTAAGAGATAAGGAATATCTCTAAATAACTAAAATAGATAACGCAAAATGGCAAAACTGGGCATAAGCACTGGATCACAGCCAAATGATGGAACAGGTGATACCTTACTGTCTGGTGCTGAAAAGGTAAATGCAAATTTCACTGAGGTCTATACTCTTTGTGGTGATGGAACTAATCTATCACCAGGAATTGTAACAGCAATTGCTGCGGGAGATAATATAAGTATTAGCACTGCATTTGGACAAGTTACTGTCACTGCTTTAGAAACAACTGGTATATCATCTTATTGGAATGAAAATACTACAGGTATTACTACTGTATCAAGAGGAGTTGGTATAGGAACTACAACAGTTACCTCCAAATTAACTGTTGTTGGTGGTGGAAATATTGGAGGTGGATTAACTGTAAGCAGTGGATTAGTTGTTACTGGTGGTGGTAATGTTACTGGAGAAACTACATTGACAGGTGGTTTAAAAGTAACTGGTATAACCTCATTTACATCTGTTGCCCTTAATGCTGTTCAAGTCAATGTATCTGGAGCATCTACATTTAGTTCATTAGTTAGTGTTGGTAATAGCACCACACTTGGGGATGATGTTAATACCAGAGGTGTCAATGCAGCAGGTGTAGGAACTTTTGCTAGTGATGTAAGTGTTGCTGGTAATTTATCTATAGTTGGAATATCTACTGTTGGAACTGGTAATACCTTTAATAAAGAAGGTGGTATGAGAATGACTGGTATTGCCTCAATTAGAGAAGCAGTCATTGGATATGGTGTTACTATTAGCACCACTGGAATAAATGCAGTAAATGATGCTTTCATTGGAGTTAGCACTGCTGCTGGAGTTGTATTAACTTCTCCAAATGGAACTCAATATAGATTATTAGTTGAAAATGATGGAAGCTTAAAGACTGTCAATGTCAGTTAGCATTTAATGTAATAAATAACTAAAAAAATTGTCAAATGTCTGCCATTATAACTGATCAACTTAGAATATTGAACGCGAAGAATTTTGTTGCCACAGCAACTTCTTCAGTTAATTCTTACTATTCTTTTGTTGGTTTACCTAATGCCACTAATTATTCCTCTACTTGGGATACAAATCCACCTGCTCCAAAAGATAGTTTTGAGCAAGAAAATGATTATTGGGATACCATGGTGGCATTGAAGAAGATTACTGCTTCTGATGTGCGTAGAATGGTGAACAGATATACTTGGACATCAGGTGTTACTTATGACATGTATAGAGGGGATATTAGTAGGACAAATACAGCAAAACCATCAGGAGCAACTAGTTTATATTCATCAAAATATTTTGTAGTAAATGAGGACTTTAAGGTTTATGTTTGTCTACAAAATGGAACAAATCCAGAAAATGTTTCAGGCAGACCTTCCCTAGATGAACCAACCTTCACAGATCTTGAACCAAAAGCAGCAGGTGACAGTGGAGATGGGTATATTTGGAAGTATCTTTATACTATAAAACCTAATGATATTATAAAATTTAATTCTACTAATTTTATACCTGTTCCTGATAATTGGGAGAATGGCACAGATAATGCTCCAGTAAGAGATAATGCCTCAAGCAGTGGTCAATTAAAAATTGTCACCATAGTAAATAGAGGATCTGGTATAGGAACTGCTAATAGAACTTATACAAATGTTCCTATTAATGGAGATGGATCTGGAGCAGAGGCAACTGTTGTTATCAACAATGATGCAAAAGTAGAATCAGTAGATATTTCTAAAGGTGGTTCTGGATATACTTATGGAAGTTTAGATTTAGTTGCTGGTGGAGTTCCAGTAGGAACCACTACTCCTGTTTTTAATGTTATTATTCCACCTCAAGATGGTCATGGAGCAGACATTTATAGGGAATTGGGTGCTAGTAATGTCTTAGTATATTCTAAAATTGAAAATGATCCAGAAAACCCAGATTTTATTACTGGAAACCAAATTGCTAGAATAGGAATTGTAGAAAATCCTCTAGCATATCAATCCACCTCAAATTTATCTCTAACTAAAGCTAGTGCTCTCTATGCATTGAAGTTAACTGGAGCTGGACATACAACAGCAACATTTAATGCTGATAGTAATGTAACACAAACTATTGGAGTTGGTTCTACTGCTATTGGTAGAGTAGTGTCTTATGACCAAACAACTGGAGTTTTAAAATACTGGCAAGATAAGAGTTTAGTTGGATTTAATAGTGATGGATCTTTGAAAACAGATCCTACATTTGGATTTGCTCTACATAGATTTACAGCAAATCCCTCTACAGGGGGAAATGTGAATATAGCTAGCAATGAGGGGACTTTAGGAATAGACACTAGTTTTGGATCATCAGGTAGTCCTGGTGTGAGTACTGTAATAAATAATAGAAAATATTTTCTAGGACAGAGTTTTGTTCAAGGGGTTGCAAACCCTGAGGTAGAAAAATACTCTGGAACTATAATCTATGTGGATAATAGACCTTCTATTACTAGGTCTGCTAACCAAAGAGAAGATATCAAAGTCATTTTGCAATTCTAAAGAATCATGCCACAGGAAACAAATTTAAACGTCGCTCCTTATTTTGATGATTTTGATAGAAGTGATAAGTATTTTAAAATTTTATTTAAACCAGGATTCCCTGTTCAAGCAAGAGAATTAACAGGTATACAATCTATACTGCAGGATCAGATTGAAAAGTTTGGAAGTCATACTTTCAAAGAGGGAAGTTCTGTAACTGGTGGTGGTGTAAAATTTACAAATGCATATACTTCTATATTAATTCAATCTTCCAATGAAGGATTTGATGTAAAGTCTTATTTGTTCAATGTTAAAGGAAGAACTGTAATTGGAAGTCAATCTGGCATAAAAGCAAAAATAACTGCATATCTACCTAACATAGCAGAGGATGGAACTTATACTTTATTTGTAAATTATTTAAACAGTGGTGCTAATAATAGTGATCAATTTATATCTGGAGAAAGTTTACTTTTAGATGGAGAATCTTTTGTTACTAAAAATGGTATAACTTTTCAAGTAGGAGAACCAATAGCTCAATTGCATACTGGTTCATGTAACTATATTGGATGTGCTGCTGTTTTATCTGCAGGTATCTATTTTGCTAGAGGATATTTTCTAGATGTTAAAAAACAAACACTTATAATAAATCCATATACTAGTGATGTAAATGTTAAAGTAGGTCTCAGAGTTTATGAGGATATAATAAATTCTGATATTAATTCAAGATTGAATGATAATGCAGCTGGATTTAGTAACTTCACTGCACCTGGTGCTGATAGATTGCGTATAGAATTAAAATTAGAAGCAGTTCCTATAGCAGAAGATAAATCTCCAAACTTCATAGAAATAATGGAGATTAGGAATGGTAAAGTTGCTTCTGTGCTTGATAAGGTTCAATATAATGATCTATCCACTGAATTTGCTAGAAGAACATTTGATGAATCTGGCAACTATTATGTAAAACCATATACAATTGCTGCAAGAAATACATTAAATGATTTTGAAGGTAATAATGGTGTATTTACTTCAGATCAGGTTACATATAATAATAACACCCCATCTGATGATTTAGGAACATATAGAATTTCACCAGGAAAAGCATATATTAGAGGATATGAAGTAGAGACTGTAGTTCCTGGATTTTTAGATTTTAAAAAACCAAGAACAACTAAGTTATTAGAAGGTCAGAGTATCAACTATGTTACTGGACCTACATTCACTTTAAATAGAGTTTCTGGATCTCCATCTGTAGGAATTGGAACAGACTATACTGTTAGTTTAAGAGATGAAAGAGTTGGTGCTGCTGCTACCACTGCTTCAGGCAAAGAGATAGGATTAGCACGTGTGTATGATTTTGCTTTAGAATCAGGTTCATATAATGTTGATAATACAGATTTAAATGAGTGGGATATATCATTATATGATATTCAACCATACACTGAGATAGCTTTAAATAATCCTACAACTTTAACTGTACCCACTCATATAAAAGGAAAGTCTAGTGGTGCTACTGGATTTTTAAGATATGGTGTTACTAGTTCAACAGCAGTTACAGCATACAATACTAAAGGTAATTTTGTTGCAGGTGAACAATTTATTTTCAATGGTGAAGAAAGTGGTGTCATCTCTGTAGCAACAACTGCATATAGAACTAATGATATTAAATCTATTCATGGAACTGTAAGTACTGCAAGCACTTTTAATGCAGATGTAAAGCAGTCAGATTTAGTATCAATAGGTCAAGTTAAAATTACAGACCCACCTACTGCTGGAGCTTCTGCTGGTATAAGTACAGTTACTTTTACAGATCCAAATAAATTCTTTATTGGTATCGCTACAGTAGGAAACATTGTAGAATATACAAACTCTGGTTTGAATACAACTTCATATGCAAGAATAGAAAGTGTATCTCAAAGATCATTAACAATTTCAGGAGTCACAACTGTCACTGGTATATGTGAGGGTGGACTACCATCAACTGCTATTAATCCAGCAGATTTTAAAGTATTAACTTCTCAGTTCCAATCATCTACTGATAATACATTATTCACTCCTTTATCAAAAAGAAATGTTGCTAGTGTAGATTTAACTAATTCTCATATAACAATCAGAAAACAATATGATGTAAATATTACAAACAACTCTACTGGAGCAGTTTCTAGTGGAGATGCTAGTCAAACATTCTTACCATATGATGAAGAAAGATATGTATTAATTAGAACTGATGGCACAACTGAATCACTATCTGCAGATAAGTTTGAATTTAATTCAGGATCTACTGAAGTTACTGTTAATGGACTAGGTACCAATAGTGCTGCTAAATTAATTGCAACTCTTAGAAAAGTTAATGTTAAAGAAAAAGTTAAACAAAAGCAAAAGATAAATCAAGTATCTGTGGTCAATTCTAACAATTCATCTTCTGGTGTTGGAGCTACTACTTTAAATGATGGTTTAACATTCTCTGCTGTTTATGGAACTAGGGTTCAAGATGAAGAAATTTCTCTTGGAGTTCCTGATGCAACTCTAGTTTATGGTGTCTTTGAATCATTTGATTCAAGTGCTCCTGTTCTACCTAGAGTATCATTAACTTCTATCAATAGTGCTACTGGTAAAACTGGAGATTTACTTATTGGTGATACTTTCCAAGCTACCACCAGTAATTTTAAAGGAATATATGTAAGCAAATTTGATGATAGCACTATAAATTATATTGCTTTGAATGATTTTACTCTTCAAAAAAATGAAGAGATAACATTTAAAGAGTCTGGTATTTCTGCTACAACAGATAGTTTGGTCATAGGATCTAATAATATCACTGAAGAATTTAATTATGATGATGGTCAAAGAAATACCATATATGATTATTCTAGAATAGTAAGAAAATCTGGTTTTAATCCACCATCTAGAAGATTGTTGGTAGTATTTGAATCTGCATTTTTTGCTGCATCTGATACAGGAGATATTACAACTGTCAATTCTTATGATAACTTTAACTATGCAAAACTACCTCAGATTAATACTTCTAGAGTTAGTGATATAATTGATATAAGACCTAGAGTATCTGAGTTTTCAGGAACTTCTTATTCACCTTTTGAATTTTTAGGAAGAGCATTTACTGCATCAGGAAATTCTGCTAAAAATATACTGGCATCAGATGAGTCAATATTAGTGGATTATGCATTCTATCTTGCTAGATTAGATAGAATTTATTTGAATGATAAAGGAGAATTTCAATTAGTAAATGGTATTCCTGCAGAGACACCAGAACTTCCAAATGCTATTGATGGTGCTTTAGAAGTAGCATCTATATCTTTACCAGCTTTCTTGTACAATGTAACAGATGTAAGTATTAACTTGGCTGAGTACAAAAGATATCAGATGAGAGATATCAATAGACTTGAGCAGAGAATAGAAAGTTTAGAATTTTACACTTCTCTTTCACTTTTGGAAAGAGATACTTTAAACATGCAGGTTACAGATGCTGATGGTTTAAATAGATTCAAATCAGGATTTTTTGTAGATGATTTTTCAGATACAGAAAATCAAATTAAAAAGACTATAGTTAAGAATAGTATTGACTATCAGAAAGGAGAACTTAGACCTGCTCCTTATACTACTGAATTAGATCTTAAGTTGGATTTAAATAGTAGTAATGGAATTAGAAAAACTGGTAGAGTATTATCTCTAGATTATGATACAGTTCCTTTTGTCCATCAACCATTTGCTACTAGAACTGAAAGTGTAACACCTTTCCTTATTAATTACTATGGAGGTGTTATGAACTTAACACCATCATCAGATGTGTGGTTAGATCAGGTTACTATAGAGGCTAAAAAAGAAGATCTCACTACTTATACAGAAACTAGTGAGCAAGTTGCAGCTGGAGGATTTGATCCAGATACTGGTTACAGTCCAGTAACATGGGGAGCATGGGAGACCACTTGGACTGGTGGTGGTGGATTGGTTAGTGAAAGTAGTGATGAATCTTGGGGATCTTGGCATTCTGTAAATAATGATACAAATCAAAGAGATAAGACTAGAACTACAACTCAAACATTTACATCTGAAAGTTCAACACAACAAAGAGTTGGAAGTAGAAATATAGTTAGAGAAACCTTCAGCACTATAAATGAAGGTCCAAAAGTAGTTAACACAGATCTAGCTCCTTTCATGAGATCTAGAAATATTGAGTTTTCTGCTAGTAGTTTAAAACCAACAACTAATGTTTTTGGATTCTTTGATGGTGAAAATGTTAATAAATTTATAGTTCCTAAACTCTTACAAATTTCAATGGTTACAGGAACTTTCCAAGTGGGAGAAACTGTTATTGGAACAACTGCTGATGGAACAGAATTAATTAGATTCAGAGTAGCAAAATCAAATCATAAGTTGGGTGATTTTGATAATCCTGCTGTGATATATAACACCAATCCATACTTCACTCAAACTCCTTTGGCTATAGGAGAATTGGGAGGAAATAGAACTAGAATAATTGATACTATCACTCCAGAACTTGCCACTGTTATAAACTTTGGTTCAGCTCCAGAAAGAGTTAATATTGAAGCTACTGATACTAATCTTCTTAGTGTTCCTGCAGAATATTCTACTACAAGCACACTGATTAATATTGATACTTTAAGTTTAGCTGATAAATCTGAAAATACTTTCTTTGGATATGTAGAGAAAGATCTTAAATTAGTTGGTCAAACATCTAGCGCTCAAGCAACAGTAAGTCAAATTAATTTAAAAACAGACAATATTGGATATGTAAGAGGTTCATTCTTTATACCAAATCCTAATGACATAACTACACCTAAATTTGAATGTGGCAAAAAAATCTTTAGACTTTCTAGTAGTCCTACTAATAGTCAAGCTCCTGGTAATGTTAAAACAGATTGTTCATCTACATTTGAAGCAACTGGTAATATTGATACTCTTCAATCCACTATCATTAGTGTAAGGAATATCAATACTCATACACAACAACAAATAGAAACTCAAACTATTGGTGGTGATAGTTATACAGTATCTAGTACAGAAATTATAGGAACTGAGAATGAAGTCATAGGATATCCTGAACAATGGCATAATGATATTCCTGTAGTTACACAACCTGATGGCACAGAAATCACTGGTTTATATGAGGTATCTGATACTACTGGTGCCATACTAATTAAAGGTAATGTTGTTGCTAATGAGTATGGTACAGATACTGTAATTAATGCACAGACTATTGAAGATCAAAATTTATTAGTTGGTGATTTTAATACATTCAGAGATACTGATTGGGTTGAAGAGCAAGGTAGTGTTCACTCAAGTGGAACAATGAGAGCTGTTGCTCAAGAGGATGATCCTGATATTATTGAACAAGCATATCTAGATCTTTTAGGTAGACAACCTGATGGTCCTGGTTATGATTATTGGAAAGAAGATATTCAAAATAACCCAGAAACTGCAGCTGCTTTTGCTGTCATAGGAAGTGTAGAAAATAGTGAGGGTGCAGGTAATTTAGCTGGAATATCTGCTGCTAATACAATTACAAATTATCTTGCAAAACAATTTGGAGTTTCTCAAGAGGGTCAGGACAAAGCTGCTGGTACATATACCAATACTTTTGATACTTATGGTGAGGATGCTTATTGGGTTTGTGAAAACAAAACTGATCCTCTAGCACAATCATTCTTTGTTGAAAATACTCATGGAGTATTCATTACTCAAGCAGATATATTCATTGCCTCTAAAGATGAAACACTACCTTTGATAGTTCAGTTAAGAACAGTCAAACTTGGTATTCCTACTGAAGAGGTAATACCTTTTGGTGAGGTTGTTCTTCAACCTGGATATGTAAACACTTCTGATAATGCAAGCATACCAACAAGTGTTGTATTCCCATCTCCAGTTTATCTATCACCAGGTGAAACTTATTGCATAGTGTTGATGTCAGTAAGTCCTAATTATCATGCTTGGATATCAAGAATGGGTGAGATTGATATTCAAACAGTTAACAATCCAGAAGCTGAGCAAGTACAAGTGTCTTCTCAACCAACTCTTGGTTCACTATTTAAGTCTCAAAATGGACAAACATGGAACCCAAGTCAGTTTGAAGATTTGAAATTTAATCTTTGGAGAGCACAGTTTAATAAGAAAACTGGAAATATAAATTTCCATAATCCATCTTTACTTCCAGCCTCTGATGATATTCATCCATTACGTAAAGACTCTTTACAAATTTCTTCTAATAAAATAAGAATTGGATTTAACACTACAATATCTGATACTGGATTAAATTTAGGTAACACAGTTCTACAATTAGGTAGCAATGCTACTGGAAATTATGTTGGTGCTGCTGGCACAGCAACTGGTAATTTAACAATTACAAATGCTGGATTTGGATATACACCTTCATCAGGAAGTCAAGTTTATTCCAATGTCAATCTTAATGCAATCACTGGAACAGGTAAAAATGGTACTGCTAATATAACCATCAGTAATGGTGTGGCAGTGGCTGCAACCATTGCTAGTGGTGGTATTGGATACTCACTAGGTGATGTTGTTGGTATATCATCTGTTGGAATTAATTCTCTTGGAAGTGGCATTCAATTCTCAATAACCACATTGACTGGAACTAATGAATTTGTTCTTGATAATGTTCAGGGAGAATTTGCTACTGGAGTAGGAAAAACATTCCAGTACATTAATAGTTCTGGTGTAACAACAACTCTTAACTTTAGTGCTGGTGGAAATGTATTCCTATCAGCAACACCAGAAACAGTTACTGATGGTGTACATATTAAAGTCAATCAAAAAAATCATGGAATGCACTCTACTCAAAATACAGTGACTCTTGAAAATATTAAGACTGATGTTCCTGCAACTGAATTGGCTACAGGATATGATTCAACTTCCACAGGATCTCTTGTGGTGAATGATGGCACAAACTTTGCACAATTTGAAAATGTAGGTGTTGGATCTACCAATCTTGGATTTGTCAAAGTTGGAAGTGAGATTCTTTCATATAGTGGAGTATCTGGCAATACACTAACTGGTGTTACTAGGGGAGTGGATTCTAGTCAAACTCTAACACATGCTAGTGGAGACTTAGTTCATAAGTATGAATTGAATGGTGTATCTTTAAGGAGGATTAACACAAATCATAACTTATCAAGTGTTACTGTATCAGATCCAATAGGATTAGATCATTACAATATTAAAGTTGATATGTCAACTAATGGTGTGAATAGATCAGTAGGAACTAGTCTTCCAATATTACACTTCAATGACACTAAATCAACAGGAGGAGAAAATTCTCTCTCCAGTGAGAATATGCCATTTGAAATTGTAAGACCCATTGTTCAAAATATTACACCAACTACAACTAATGTAACTTCTCAAATAAGAACTGTTAGTGGATCTAGTGTTAATGGATCAGAGTCTTCATTTATAGATCAAGGTTTTGAAGATATTAGTTTAGCAACAAACAATTATATGTCTAGTCCTAGAATCATAGCTTCTAGAATTAATGAAACAACTTTATTATCTGATTTGCCAGATAATAGATCATTCACAATGAATTTATCTCTTGAGAGTGGATCTCCTTTTGTATCACCCATAGTTGATTTAGATAGAGTTGCTGTTATTCTTACATCTAATAGAATAAATCAACCTATTACAAATTACATTACTGACAATAGGATTAATAATTTATTAGATGATCCTAACTCTTTTGTATATGCTACTAAACCAATCACCTTGGAAAATGGAGCAACTTCTATTAAAATTCATTTAGAAGCACATATTAATGTGACTAGTGACATTAGAGCATTCTATGCTATAACTGATGATCCTAATGGTGATTTGATTTATCAACCATTCCCTGGATTTAATAATTTGTTCAACACTGGACAGGTGATAGATCCATATAAGAGTAATGGTTTACCTGATAAATTAGTTCCAAAAACTGATGTGATAGCATATACATCTAATCAGGTTGTCTATAATGATTATGAATTTACAATTGATAATCTACCAACATTTAGAAACTTTAGTATTAAGTTAGTTGGAACTGGTACTAACCAAGCTCAACCACCTAGAATGAGAAACTTAAGAGTTCTTGCACTTGCATAATATGAAATACTCAAATGTAAAAGGACATACTGATTTGATTCGTGACAATAGCACCAGAGCTATTTTAAATAATGATTCATCTCAGTATGACAACTATCTCAAAAGACGTGCCCAAAGGCAACAAGGAGAAGATAGAATAGATAATATGGAGAGTGATTTGAAAAATTTAAAGGATGATATAAATGAAATCAAAAATTTACTAAGAGCATTATCTAATGGCTAAAAACACTTTTACTTTTGATCCTAGTTCAGGTGTTGCATATGGTGTAAATCTCACCATCAATACAGGAGCAGACTTGGATGCTGACTATACTGTAGTTGGAACTTCAGGAACTGCTTTTGATTTTACTGGATATACTGGTTCTGCTCAACTTGCAAAGAGTGTTGCTATTGGTGCTACACTAGGTGCTCAAGCAACATTCAATGTTGGATTCACCAGTGCCAAGGGTGGGGAGTTTAGATTGTCATTAGGATCTACTGCTACTAGAAATTTAAAAGAAGGTAGGTATGTATATGATGTATTGGTTGGATCTGGATCATCAATTTTTAGAATAGTGTCAGGAGATGTATTAGTAATATCTGGTATTTCATCAGCACCATAAATAAACTTATAATAGTAAAGTAGATAGATGGCGCAACCTTCCACTAGATCAGAGCTCATTGATTACTGCAAAAGAAAACTTGGTGCGCCTGTTCTAGAAATAAATGTTGCTGATGAGCAAATAGATGATCTGATAGATGATGCTATTCAATACTTTCAAGAGAGACACTTTGATGGTGTATATCAAACCTATTTAAAGTATAAGATAACACAAGAAGATATTGATAGAGGAAAGGCAACTGGTGGTGCAGGTATAACAACTACCACAGTTAATACTACAGTAGGAGTAACAACTCAATTTGGATATACTGAGAATAGCAACTTCCTTCCTATTCCTCCAGAAGTATTAGGAGTAACTAAAATTTTTCACTTTGATGGAAGTAACACCATCACTAACAATATGTTTAGTGTGAAGTATCAGTTGTTTTTGAATGACATATATTATTGGGGTGCTACTGAACTTCTTTCATACGCTATGGTAAAAACTTATTTGGAAGATATTAATTTTTTACTTACCACAGAGAAGCAGATAAGATTTAATAAGAGACAAGATAGATTATACTTAGACCTTGACTGGGGTAGTTTATCTGTTGATGATCATCTAGTGATTGATTGTTTTACACTTCTAGATCCAGATTCATATCCTAGAGTCTATAATGATTCATTCTTAAAACCATATGCTACTGCACTTATCAAGAGACAGTGGGGGCAAAATCTCATGAAGTTTCAGGGAGTTAAGTTGCCAGGTGGAGTAGAATTAAATGGGAGAGAGATATATGAAGATGCTGAAAAAGACTTAGATAAGATAAGAGAGATGATGTCTAATACTTATGAACTTCCTCCACTAGATATGATAGGTTAATAATATGGCACTCAATCCTTTCTTTCTACAAGGGTCTTCTGGTGAACAAAATCTAGTTCAAAGTTTAATAAATGAACAGATTAAAATGTATGGAGTGGAGATTTACTACATTCCTAGAACATACATTACTAAAAACACTGTAATACAGGAGGTCATAGAATCTAAATTTGAAGAAGCAATACCACTTGAAGCATATGTAGATACCTTTGATGGTTATGAAGGACAAGGTTCTCTTCTATCTAAGTTTGGTGTTCAGGCACTTGATGATTTAACCTTGGTTATCTCAAGAGATAGATTTGAAAATTATATTACGCCACTAATCAAAAATATACCAAATATAGAATTAGCAACTAGACCAAAAGAGGGAGATCTTGTATATTTCCCACTAGGAGATAGATTGTTTGAAATTAAATTTGTAGAACATGAAAAACCATTCTACCAGTTAAAGAAGAATTATGTATATGAACTTAGATGTGAGCTTTACAGATATGAGGATGAGGTGGTTGATACAGGAGTGGGTGATATTGATGATAACCTAGAAAAAGCAGGTTACATTGAGACACTTACTCTAGTGGCATCAGGAACACCTGCAGTGCTTACAACTGGCATAGTGGATGGTGGAATATCTTTTGTTACTATATCTAACAGAGGAGAGGATTATACTAGTCTCCCAAGAGTGGCAATCTCATCTGCACCTGCAGGAGGAATCACTGCTATTGGTATAGCATCTATGACAGATGACATAGTTGATTATGATGGAGTTAAATCTTCTAAAATACAAAGAATTGATATCATCAATCCAGGCTCTGGATATACAGTTGCTCCAAGCGTAGTTGTTGTGGGTGGTGGAGGAGCAGGTTTTGCTGCTACTGCTACAATCAGTGATGGCACACTAGGAGTTGTTACATTTACTGGTGGTAGTGGATATTCTACTGCACCAACAATTACTTTCTCATCAGCACCAGGATCAGGAACAACAGCAACTGCAATTGCGTATGTAGGTAGTGGTAACACAGTTGGTATTGTTACTCAGATTGGAATTACTAATGGTGGTTCTGGATATACTAGTGCTCCTACTGCAACAGTTACTTCACCATTTACAGGTGGTTCTGGAAATTACATATTCAATGAAGTTGTAACTGGTGCTGCAAGTAGCACAACTGCTAGAGTCAAATCATGGGATGCATCTACTAGAGAACTTAAAGTTTCTATCACAAGTGGTGAATTTACAGTTGGAGAAGTTATCACAGGTGGTACATCAGGTGCTACTTATGAGTATCAAATAGTTGCTGCTACAAATGATGATGATGGATTTGCAGAGAATACGCCAATACAAAGTGCTGCAGATGACATCTTAGACTTTACAGAGTCTAATCCATTTGGAATGCCATAAATACAATATAAAAGGATTATAAAAATGTTTGAGTATTTTTATCACGAAATAATGAGAAGAACCATTATATCATTTGGTTCTATCTTTAACAACGTAAATATACAACATACTAGTAGCGATGACTCTGTTGTTAGCACCACTAAAGTGCCTCTAGCATATGGTCCTACTCAGAAATTTTTAGCAAGATTGGAGCAAGTTCCAGATCTAAACAGACCTGTTCAGATCAGTTTGCCTAGAATGTCCTTTGAAATGAATGGTCTGAATTATGATCCATCTAGAAAATCTACAACCACACAAACATTTTTAAAAGGTGTAAAGGGAGATAAAAGTACAATAGCAAAAACATATCTTCCTGTACCATATAACTTAGATTTTGAACTTAGTATTTTTACTAAGTTAAATGATGATATGCTTCAGATAGTAGAGCAGATACTTCCATATTTTCAACCTGCTTACACTGTATCAGTAGACTTAATTGATACTATTGGAGAGAAGAGAGATATTCCCATTGTTTTAAATTCAATTACTACTAGTGATGATTATGAGAGTGATTTCTCCACTAGAAGAGCATTAATCTATACTATGAGATTTACTGCCAAGACATATTTCTTTGGTCCAGTCAACACAGATGTATCCAAAGATATTATCAAAAAGGCATCTATTGGATATGTTGCTGGTTCCAAAACTACAACCCCAGTTAGGGAGGTTACTTATAGTGTTGTACCTAGAGCCACTAAAGCGTATGGAGATACAGTCACTACAAACCTAAGTGAGAACATAGATGATAAAGTGGCAATCTTTAGTGTTAATAGTGTAGATGGCATACAGAAAACTAATTACATATACATAGATCAAGAGGAGATGTTTGTAGAGTCTATCTCTGGCACAACACTAACTGTCAAGAGAGCACAAGACAACAGCACTGCAGCATCTCATGTTCTTGGTGCAGAAATTAAAGTTATCACTGCTAGTGATAATAGTGCCATAGAATTTGGTGATGACTTTGGATTTGATGGAACCATCTAATGACTAAAAACTTTGACAAATTAAATGATGCATTTAATGTCACTGGGGAAGTAGTCTCTACTGAAACTACTGAAGTTGGAATTACTAAACCTGAGAAGCATGAAAGGTCAGATATAGAAAGAGATTATGAATATACAAGAGGTAATCTATACAGTATAATAGAAAAGGGGCAAGAGGCAATTGATGGTATTCTTGAGTTAGCTCAGGATAGTGAAATGCCTAGAGCATATGAAGTTGCTGGTCAGTTAATTAAGAGTGTATCTGATGCTACTGACAAACTTATGGATTTGCAAAAGAAATTAAAAGATGTAGAAGAAGATAAAGTATCTAAAGGTCCCAACACTGTCAACAATGCTTTATTTGTTGGATCAACTGCAGAATTGCAAAAATTATTAAAGAATAGCATTCCAAAAGATTCTAAATAAAACATAGGGAGAGAAATCCCAAAGTACTAAGATACTCATAACATGTCTGACGACTATAAAAATTTGCCATCTATTGACGACTTTTCAGAGAGTTTAGAAGAACTTCCGTCAGTTGCTGACTTATTAGAAGAAGAAGATTTACCCTCAGTAGAAGGTTATATAGAAGTAGAGGAAGAAACACAAACCATAGAAGATGCTAATGGAGAAACTTTTGCAGAAGTAAAGGACATTGTTCCTCCTTGGCCTGAGTTACTACGTCTAGTCAATGATGTAAAAGAAAGTATTCCTGAGATACCTGAAATAAAATCATATGATAATGAGTTGCAAGAACTCCTTACTCATATAGAGCAAGTTAAAGAAAGCATTCCAGAAGTTCCAGAAGTAAGATACTATGAAAGTGATATAGAATCTTTAAAAGAAAGCATAGATGGTGTCAGAGCAGATATTCCTAAATTTCCTAAGTGGGTCAATGAGGTAAATGAAGTTCCTGATTTTTCTTGGATTGGAAAAACTTTTAGTGTTATAGATGATGACTTTGATAAAGTCAATGATAATCTTAGAACTCTCAAAGATACATTCAATCAAGACATTGAGAATCTAACAGAAAATTTTGACACCAAAGATTTTGAAAAGAAAGTTGAGATTAAAGAAGTAAAGAAGTATCTGCAAGAAACTAAAGATAAAATATATGAGGAACTAAAAGAAACTGCTCTTAAAATATATGAGCATAGGAATCAATTTAAAGATGATGATAGATTATTGAAGAAGAGTGTATTGAGTAAATTGAATGAAGCAAAACAAAATATTGAAAAGAAGATTAATGAATCTAATAGTAAGTATAGAGATGCTAATAAAGAAATAAAAAACTACTTTAATGGACTGAAGGAAGAAGTTGCTAATTTGCCAGAGGTAAAATACTATGATAAAGATATTAAAAAATTAAGTGACAAAGCAGAAACTCATACCATTAATATTGCAGAACTTTATAAAATTGTAGAAGATATAAAAGGAACTCAAGAAACTTTGAGTGAGGAGATAGTTAACAATCGTCCTATTGCACCTGATCCATCTGAGAAACAAGGAGATGATCCTCTTACTCCTACAGATCAGAAGTTTGCTACTCTTCAAGACTTAGCAGCAAACTACAGACTCTTTGTTAATAGAGTTGAGCAACAGTTATATACCATTGGTGGAGGTGGTGCAGGATTCATCAAAGACCTTGATGATGTTAATTTTGATGCTACCAACAATGACTTATTAATATATCAGTCTGAGGGTTCTAGATGGGTTGGTATTGCTAGTACTGCTCTTGTTGGTGCTGCCTCTGAATTGGCAGAATTTTGTGAAGGAACAAATCTTACACTACAGAATCTTGTTGTAAGTGGAATCACAACTCAAGAAAATATAAAGAATTTAGATTCTATTGGTATTATTACTGGTAGAAAGGATATGAATATCCTTGGGAATGCCACAATAGTTGGTATTCTTACTGTAGGTGGTTCATCTATTACTATTGATGGTGATGCTAATAAATTAAATGTTGGAACTGGAATTACTATAAATGCTGCTACAAATACAATTGAAGTTGGTGGTAGTAAGATTGCAGATGCTAGTGGTAATGCTAGTTTTGTAGGAGTTGTAACTGCTACTGCTTTTGATACATCTATTGGAGAAATAAGAGGAATTTCTACAACTGTCACTTCAACTAGTGGAGTAGTTATTCTTGGACTTACTACTGCTTATAGATCTGCTACTTATCAAATACAGGCAACTCAAGGTTCTAATTTTAATATGACAACTATTAATGTTATTCATGATGATACAAATACATATATGACAGAATATGGAACTATCAATCAACCAACAGGAATAGCAACATATAATACAGATATTAGTAGTGGTAAGTTAAGACTTATAGGATATGCTTCTTCTACTACTTCTACTACCTTCAAAGTCTTCTCAACCGCAGTAGATCGCTAAATATAAAGGTAAATGATGTACTATCATAATGATTTCCTTTAGAGAGGCTACTAAGTTAAGGTCTAGAATAGGAAATGTTATTGACGTTTATTTGTCTTGGAGAGGCAAGAACTACATGTTAAAAATGTTTTTCCCTTCAATCAAAAAACCATCACGCAGAGAAGTTCAGGATCAAGTGGTAAAAGTGTATCCTGGCGCAAAACTCTGGAATTACCAAGTTTCAACCTATGAACCAGGAGAACCACTCCTCCAAACAGGAGGATCAGCGTACTAAAGATTTAGAAAAGAAAGTTAGACAGTTGGAAAGAATTATAGATATGACTATAAAGACTAGAGATCATGATCTTAAGTTTGGCAAATATGAAATGATGTAGGAGGTTATCATGGCAGACAACATTTATCTAGGCAATCCCAATCTAAAAAAAGCAAACGTACAGCAAGAGTTTACTCAAGAACAAGTTCTTGAATTCTATGCTTGTAGAAATGATCCAATTTATTTTGCAGAAAAGTATGTAAAAATTGTGAGTCTAGATGAAGGTTTAACATCATTCAAACCTTATCACTTTCAAAAAAAGTTAATTAAAAACTTTCATGAGTCTAGATTTAACATCTGTAAGATGCCCAGACAGACTGGTAAGTCTACTACCTGTGTGGCATATCTACTACACTATGTTGTTTTTAATGATAGTGTTAATGTTGGTATACTAGCTAACAAAGCAGCCACTGCTAGAGAACTGCTAGGTAGATTGCAGACTGCTTATGAGAATTTACCAAAGTGGATGCAACAGGGTATCATAGCATGGAATAGAGGAAGTCTTGAATTAGAGAATGGATCTAAGATTCTTGCTGCTTCTACATCAGCATCTGCTGTTAGGGGTATGTCATTCAATATCCTATTCTTGGATGAATTTGCTTTTGTTCCTAATCATATTGCTGATCAATTCTTTAGTTCAGTTTATCCCACTATTACCTCAGGTAAGAGCACTAAGGTTATCATAGTCTCTACTCCTCATGGTATGAACCACTTCTATAGGATGTGGCATGATGCAGAAAAGGGAAAAAATGAATATGTTCCTACTGATGTGCATTGGAGTGAAGTGCCTGGTAGGGATGATAAGTGGAAAAAATCTACAATTGCCAACACATCAGAAGCACAATTTAAGGTTGAGTTTGAGTGTGAATTTTTAGGATCTGTTGATACTCTAATTGCACCTAGCAAATTAAGGGCATTAGTTTATGATGAACCAAGAACTAGAAGTGCTGGATTAGATGTATATGAGGTATGCAATAGAGAACATGATTATGTTCTTACAGTTGATGTGGCAAGAGGAGTTGGTGGTGATTATTCTGCCTTTGTGGTTATTGATATAACTGAGTTTCCACATAAAGTTGTTGCCAAATTTAGAAATAATGAAATTAAACCTATGCTATTTCCAAATGTCATATGGGAAGTAGCAAAGAGTTATAATAATGCTTTTATATTATGTGAGGTAAATGATGTAGGAGATCAAGTTGCTGCTATTCTTAACTTTGATCTAGAGTATGAAAATCTATTGATGTGTTCTATGAGGGGTAGGGCAGGTCAAATTGTAGGTCAAGGATTCTCTGGCAAGAAGACACAATTAGGTGTCAAGATGTCAAAGACAGTAAAAAAGGTAGGTTCTCTAAACTTAAAAACTCTTATAGAAGAAGATAAACTTATTTTTAAGGATTATGAGATATTAAGTGAACTTACAACTTTTATTCAAAAACATAATTCCTTTGAAGCAGAAGAAGGATGTAATGATGATCTTGCAATGTGTCTTGTCATATATGCATGGTTAGTAGCACAGGATTATTTCAAAGAACTTACAGATCAAGATGTAAGAAAAAGATTATATGAAGAACAAAAGAATCAAATAGAACAAGACATGGCTCCATTTGGATTTATTATGGATGGTTTAGATGATGAAACATTTGTTGATTCTGATGGAGATACATGGAAAATAGATAATGGTAGTTTAGAATTAGATAGATTAGCAGGAACACCTGGATCTTGGAATGTTGATGAATATGGAGATCGTTCTTACATGTGGGATTATAAGTAGTGGAATTAGATAGTCAAATAAGGCTAGGACATTTATTACTCTCTGATAGAAAGTGTAGAGTATGTGGAGAAACAAAAAATTTAATAGATGGATTTTACTTGACACGTAAAGATAGAGGGACATTGGCATCTGCTTATTCATATGAATGTAAAGTATGCACTATAAGAAGAATTGTTGATTCTAGAAAAAAATCAGATCCTCATACAGATTGGAACTATCCAGATTGGTAGTGTTCATGTATTGTTTCCCCAATGAAAACATAGAAAACAATAAATATTTTTAGATAAACTGAGACGAGGCTAGACGACATGGCGACTCCACAATTATCTCCTGGAGTATTAGTAAGGGAGGTGGATCTGACTGTAGGGAGAGCAGAAAATGTATTAGATAACATTGGCGCCATTGCTGGTCCATTTGAAATTGGACCTATAGATGAAGCTATTGACATTACAAATGAAACTGAGTTAATTAAAACTTTTGGAAAACCACTAGGAACTGATGCTCAATATGAGTATTGGATGAGTGCTTCATCCTTCCTTTCTTATGGAGGAGTTCTCAAAGTAGCAAGAACTGATGATGATGATCTAGTAAATGCTAATGGCAACAGATCTCATCAAGTTAATGTTACTGATCTTAAGATCAAGAACTATGATGATTACATAGCAAACTATGCTGGTGTAGGTCAAACATTTGGATACGCTGCTAAAACACCTGGTACATGGGCAAACAACCTTAAGGTTTGTACCATTGACAATCAAGCAGATCAAAGAATTGGTATAGGAACAACAACTGGTGTATCAGTTGGTATGGGTGTTAGTGTTTCACTTACTAATGAAATCATAGCAGGAGTAGGAGGAACTTCTGAGTTTACAGGACACATCAAAGGTATCATTACTGGACTTGGAGCAACAACTATTGATGTTAAGATAACCAATAGGGTTACTACTGCTGGAGTCTCAACTGATATAACTTATGCTCAAGGAGATCAAGCAAGGTCTATCATAGCAGGAAATAATATTAGTATTATTAACTCTTCTGCTACAGGTATTGCTACATTTGCCACTGTAGGTGGTAACTTTGTTAAAGATTGGTATGATGAGCAAACTCTTGGATTAACAAACTCAACAGTATTCTGGAAGGCAATTTCTCCTAGACCAGATACAACTGTATGGGCAAATGATAGATCTTCCAAGAATGATGGAATGCATGTAGTAGTTGTAGATGATCTAGGTGATGTAACAGGAATACAAGGTAATATTCTTGAGAAAAATTTAAACTTATCTAAAGCAACTGATGCAGTTTCCTCAGAAAATGCACCTCAGAAGATATTCTATAAAGATTGGTTAGCACTCTATTCACAATACATCTATGCAGGAGATGATCCATCAGATGGTTCAGATGGTTTTGTTGCTGCATCAGGTTTCAGTTCTGGTTATACTCCTATAACCACTGCATCTGGTGGATGGAATAGAAATGCACAAGGTATTACTTTCAATGTAGTTGGAAATAATACATACACACTTACTGCTGGTGCAGATTACTCTGCTACTGGTGGATTCCAAGCAACTCTTGGTAATCTAATCACATCTTATAACTTATTCTCCAATAAGGATGAGATAGCAGTTGATTACTTAATCATGGGACCTGGATTAAGTGGTATAAATGATTCTCAAGCAAAAGCAAATAAACTAATCTCCATAGCTGGTGAGAGAAAAGATTGCATGGCAGTCATTTCTCCTCATAGAACTGGAGTTGTCAATATCACAAATACAGATACTCAAACAGACAACATAATTAAATTCTACAGTCCATTATCCTCATCATCATACGCAGTATTTGATACTGGATACAAGTATATGTTTGATAGGTTCAATAACACATTCAGATTCATCCCAACTAATGGTGATGTTGCTGGATTGATGGTAAGAACAAGTGTCAATTCATTCCCTTGGTTCTCACCTGCTGGACAGCAAAGAGGAATTTTGAATAATGCAATCAAACTTGCATACAATCCAAATAAAGCACAAAGAGATCAACTCTACCCTCTTAGAATTAACTCTATAGTTAATCAACCTGGTACTGGTATTCTACTCTTTGGAGATAAAACTGGTTTGGCATTTGCATCTGCATTTGATAGAATCAATGTTAGAAGGTTATTCCTAACAATTGAACAATCACTACAGAAAGCAGCAGAAGCACAACTATTTGAACTTAATGATCAGGTTACAAGAGCAAATTTTGTTAATATTGTTGAACCATTCCTAAGGGATGTTGAGGCAAAGAGGGGACTAAATGGTTTCCTAGTTATTTGTGATGAGACAAACAACACTCCTGATGTGATTGATAATAATGAATTTAGAGCAGACATCTTCTTGAAGCCTGCTAGATCAATCAACTATGTTACTCTTACATTTGTTGCCACCAGAACTGGTGTTAGCTTTGAAGAAGTAGCAGGTCGAGTTTAACTTATCATATCTAAATAACCAAAGGAGATTCTAAAAAATGGCAACAATCCCACAGAGAACTATTTCTCAATTTAAATCCAAACTGATTGGAGGTGGTACTCGCCCCAATCTGTTTGAGGTGCAAGTCAACTTTCCTGACACAGTAAACCTTGGAATACAAGGTGATGGTGATGGTCAATTTGATGGAGATAGATTTAGATTTTTATGTAAAGCAGCTCAATTACCTGCATCAAATGTAGGTGTATTAGAAGTTCCTTTTAGAGGACGTGTAATGAAAGTTGCTGGTGATAGAACATTTGACCCTTGGACTGTTACAGTAATCAATGATCAAGATTTTGGTCACTACAGAGCATTCCAAGCATGGGCTCAAAACATAGCACAATATGGAGATTCATCAGGTTTAACTGATCCTTCATCATATATGGGACAAGCAACTGTATATCAACTTGGCAGAAATGTAACTAGTCAGCAAGGTTCTAATAGTCCTGCTACTGATAGCAATATTCTTGCTCAATATAAGTTTGTGGATATTTTCCCAAGCACAGTTTCTTCTATTGACCTATCATATGATAGTTCTGATGCTATAGAAGAATTTACAGTTGACTTCCAAGTACAATACTGGTTCCCTGAGGCAGCAGGTTCTGGAGCGTAATAAATAAACATATAAGGTTAACTTTTAATAATGGCAAGGTTATTTGGATTTTCTATAGAGGATACTGAGAAGATATCACCTGGTGTGGTATCTCCAGTTCCTGAAAATAATGCAGATGGATCTGACCACTACTTGACTAGTGGTTTTTTTGGATCGTATGTAGATATAGAGGGTGTATATAGAACTGAATTTGATTTAATAAAAAGATATAGAGAAATGGCACTACACCCTGAGTGTGATAGTGCAATAGAAGATATAGTAAATGAAGCTATAGTATCAGACACTAATGATTCTCCAGTAGAAATTGAGTTATCAAATTTAAATGCTAGTGATGGAATAAAGAAAAGACTTAGAGAAGAGTTTAAGGCAGTCAAAGATCTACTAGATTTTGATAAAAAGGCACATGAAATTTATAGAAATTGGTACATAGATGGTAGATTATATTATCATAAAGTAATTGATTTTAAAAAACCAGAAGAGGGAATAGTAGAATTAAGATACATTGACGCAATGAAAATGCGTTATGTAAGACAACAAAAGAAGCAAGATAAGGATGCAAGACTAGCAAATATCAATAATGACAATCCTATGGAATATGAATTTCCTGAGATTGAAGAGTATTTTGTATACAGTCCTAAGTCAACTTATCCTTCTCAATTGCCATCAGCTATGACTGGTGGAAACAAAGGAATTAAATTTACTAGAGATTCTATTGCATATTGCACAAGTGGATTAGTAGATAGAAACAAAGGATCAAACTTATCATACTTACACAAAGCAATCAAAGCAGTCAATCAACTTAGAATGATTGAGGATAGTCTTGTTATATACAGATTATCAAGAGCACCAGAAAGAAGAATTTTCTACATTGATGTAGGCAATCTTCCAAAAATTAAGGCAGAACAATACCTCAGAGATGTGATGATGAGGTATCGTAATAAGATGGTTTATAATGCTGACACTGGTGAGATTAGAGATGATAAGAAATATATGTCCATGTTGGAAGATTTTTGGCTTCCTAGAAGAGAGGGTGGTAGAGGAACTGAGATTACTACACTGCCAGGTGGACAAAACTTAGGAGAGATCACAGATATCAAGTATTTTCAGGAGAAATTATATAAGTCATTGAATGTTCCTCCTAGCAGAATAGGTGGAGAAAGTGGTTTTAACTTAGGAAGATCATCTGAAATACTTAGAGATGAAGTTAAGTTCTCTAAATTTGTGGGTAGATTAAGAAAAAGATTTTCCAATCTATTCAATGATATTCTTAAGACACAACTATTACTTAAAAATGTCATTACCCCAGAAGACTGGGAAATAATGAGTGAGCATATTCAATATGACTTCCTCTATGACAACCATTTTGCAGAACTCAAAGAGTCTGAATTAATGGCAGAAAGACTAACTATGGTAGCATCTGCTGAACCATATGTTGGTAGATACTTCTCACAAGATTATCTAAGACGTAAGATTCTTCGTCAAACTGATGAGGAAATTATTGAACAAGATAAGTTGATGAAGAAGGAGATTGCTGATGGGGTAGTTCCTGATCCAGCAATGATGATGGACCCCAACATGGAAGGAGGTTCTGGTGGTGATCTGGGCAAACCAGTAACAGAACCAGATTTAGAATCTCAAGGAGCTGCAACAGAAGCTCCAGAACTACCTAAAGGTGGAGAAATCTAATAAATAAACTGTAAGGATTTTAAAACAATGGATGAATTAATGGATATGATTACTCAGGATGAAAGTCCTTCAGGTATCAGTGATGCTATAAAAGATATGCTATATGCTAAGTCTGCTGAAAAAATAGGTGCTCATAAAGATAGTGTAGCAAACTCACTCTTTGGTGATAATGAACCAGAGACAGAGGAAGAAGCTGAACTACAACAGGATATACAAGATTACTCTGATAGAATTTCTGGAGATGATCAGAATGGAGAAGCAGAAGTAGAGTCTGAACCAGAGGATGAAGAATAATTATAAATAAATAAAATGATTCTGTATAAAGAGAATGACGCTTAGGACAGTTGGAGCAGGAACTTCAATAACTACAGGTGCAGCATCTCAGCAGTCTATTCCAATATCTGGTAAATCTACTGCAATTAGAGTGGTTGCTACTGGACAAAATACACATGTTGCTATTGGAACTGGACCTACTGCAGCTGTAACTGACTTTATAATTTTAAAAGATAGTGCTGCTGTATTAGGATTTACTAATACATCTGCTAGGGTGGTTAGTTATGCTAAAGGATCAACCACCATATTAGATTTTCCAGAAGGGACATCATCTCCATTTGGAGTAGGTGACTTTGTTAGTTTAAGTTGTTCATCTCAAACTGATTTTGATTTTACTCATAAGAGAGTAAAAACTGTGTTTAATAAATCTAGTGCTCCAGACAGAGGACTAGGAGAAAACTTCTTTGGTCAAAGAATCATAGTTGAGCATAACAGTTCTGGAGTTAGTGGTACTTTTAATGATCCAGATGCAACTTTGAGAGCATCTCTTAAAGTAGCTGCTAGAACTGATAGTGGTTCTGGTAAAGTATACATTCAACAAGTTCAAATCACAGGACAAGCATAATGAAACTAATCAGAGAAGAGATAGAAACAGTTGAATTTATTGTTGAAAACAGAGGCGGTAAAAAACAACTGTACATAGAAGGAGTATTCCTTCAAGGAAACATAAAGAACAGAAATGGTCGTATGTATCCTATGGAGACTCTTCGTAGAGAAGTTTCTCGTTATAATGAGAATCATGTGGCATCAGGTAGAGCACTTGGAGAACTGGGACATCCAGAGGGTCCAACTGTTAATCTTGATAGAGTATCTCACAAAATTACTTCACTTAAAGAAAGTGGTTCTAATTTTGTAGGTAAAGCAAAAATCCTTTCTACCCCAATGGGTAAAATTGCATCTTCATTGATAGGAGAAGGTGTAAAGTTAGGTGTTTCTTCTAGGGGTATTGGTTCACTGAAACAAACTCGTGAAGGAATTAATGTTGTAGGTGAAGACTTTATGTTAGCAACTGCAGCAGATATAGTGGCTGATCCTTCAGCACCAGATGCATTTGTATCTGGTATCATGGAAGGAAAAGACTGGGTATGGGATGGAGGTATTCTTCGTGAGAAGTATGCTGAAAAAACATACAAAACAATCAACACATTAGTTGATCAGAAAAAATTAGATGAACATAAGTTGAATCTATTTAATGATTTCTTATCAAACTTATAATTTATCTAAATAAATATAGTTTAAGTACTCGGTAATCAGAGGGTTTACAAATGTCTCGTGGAGATTTACAAGAAATGGAAGTAGGCACTAACCAATCCAAGACTGCAGTTAATGCTAATGCAAAAGCTGGAGATCCTATGCCAAAACTAACTACTGGTGGAACATCAGTAGGTTATGAGGATCTGGGTGGTCCTACACCAGAAAATTATAAACCAGATGATGACTCTGCGAAGATCAAAGAGCCTAAGATTAAAACAGTAAAGGATGTGGTTAATAGTGGTGCAAAATCAGGTGTTCAATCTGGTGATGTACAACCTGGTTCAAAACTATCAAATGTTCCAGAAGAAGTAGAAACAGAGGAGCAAGAGATAGTGACAGAACAACCAGAAACAGTAGAAGAGGACACTGTAGAAATTGACATTGAAGCTGATGTCAATGCTCTCCTTGGTGGAGAGGAGTTATCTGAAGAGTTCAGAGAGAAAGCAAAGACAGTTTTTGAGGCTGCTTTAAATTCTAAAGTATCTGAACTTAAAGAAGATTTGCAATCTGCATATGAAAAGCAGTTTGCAGAAGAGGTAGAGGCAACTAAGACTGCACTTGCAGAAAGAGTTGACCAATATCTTGAGTATGTTGCTGAAGAGTGGTTCGTTGAAAATGAACTTGCTATTGAGCATGGACTCAAAAATGAATTGACTGAATCATTCCTTTCTGGAATGAAGGGTCTTTTTGAAGAACATTATGTACAAATCCCTGAAGATAAATATGATGTGCTAGAAAGCATGGTAGAAAAACTAGATGACATGGAGACCAAGCTCAACGAGCAAATAGAGAAGAATGTTTCATTAAATGGCAGACTTGCTGAGTCTGTTGCTGATGGAATTCTTGACTCAGTTTCTGATGGCCTTGCTGCCACACAGAAAGAAAAGCTCGCCTCACTTGCAGAAAGTGTTGAGTTTGAAAGTGAAGGTCAATATCGTGAAAAGTTGGAGACATTAAGGGAATCTTATTTCCAAAGCAGTTCTCCAAAAGCAACAGGAGAAACAATTTCTGAGACTGTAGATCATACACAGGGAGATGTCTCTGGGTCAATGGCTGCATATCTTAAGACATTGCAAGCAGTTGCTAAGAAATGATTTTAGTATTTTAATCAAACACAACAAGAGGTAAACGCAAATGTTCAATGCTGAACATCTGCAGGAAAAGTGGGCTCCCTTGCTTAATGCAGAGGGTGTTGATGAGATCAAAGATCCTCATCGTAGAGCAGTCACCGCTGTCCTGTTAGAAAACCAAGAAAAGTTTTTAAGAGATGAGCAATCATTCTCTCAAGCTGGAACTATAAACGAAGCAGTTCCAACAAACCACGCAAACACAGCTGGTAATTCAGGTGGTTTTAGTGGTAGTGCAAACGCTGCTGGTCATCAAGCTGGTTTTGACCCTGTTCTAATTTCTTTAATTAGACGTTCAATGCCTAACTTGGTTGCTTATGACCTAGCTGGTGTGCAACCAATGAGTGGTCCTACTGGACTAATCTTTGCAATGCGCTCCAAGTATGACAGAATGGGTGGCAGTGAGACCTTCTTTGATGAAGTTGATACTGCATTCTCAGGTCAGTCTTCAGGTAATGATCTAACATC